CTTATCCAAAGTGTTGAATAACCTAATTATCGATGTGACCACTTCATTGGGTGAAGCCGTGACTGAGGAGATTAAAATCCAAGTGTCGCTCGGCTTCTCTGATGCAGGTGCTATGCGTATCGGAGCCCTTGCGGCGTGTGTGTTCTGGCCGACCCAGGCGTATTGGTACACAAAACAAGCGTATCGGATGAAACGTGACTTACCCATGCTGAAATCCCTTGCGATCGAGTTTTGCTCGGTGAAGGCGGAGTTTGACCATCGGTCTGACTTCCGCAAAATCACCCTGGCCCCAATAACCGAAGCTCGCGACGAACACTCCCACCCAACGGCTGCAGCGATCCGCACGACGATGAACAACAGCATTGACGACTATATTAAGTTGACTGGACGTGAAGTCTACTCAATTAGTATGTCTCAAGCTGATGAACGTCGTGGCCACCGAGGAAACAGGTTCTTCTACCAAGGCAAAGATCTAAGTTTTGGTTTTCGTGACGACCCGATGAAACCGACCGACGTGATCAAGATGTCTGATACTGGCTACTACACCGACCTTCCAACCTATTTGAATGGTCAAGAAGTAGTCTTGTACGAGATTGTCCCATATCGCGTTGCAGGTGGAACCGCTGACGCAACTTTTTGCTTCAATAGCGCGGGTCGGCTGGAACAACGAGTCAATGGTGATGCGCTTTATGAACACGAATTGTGGAACTTTTCGACCGACTACTTGCTGGTGCCCAAATGGAATGGGGTCTGGCAATACTTGGTTGAGAAGATCCATCACCCGCAGTTCCCGGAGTTCAGAATCATTGGCTTGTTTCCGCGTCGTTTTGTGTACTGGCCAGCGAGTTGGATGCTGTCTGGAAGGTCCCTAGAAAGAAGACAAATTGTTGACGGAGACTGGTGTCAAATTCAAAGTCAGGCGAACTCCCCGCAAGGGCTTGGTGTGTCCTACACCTCGATCGGTAAGCCTGGCATGATGCATGACGTCTACCTCCCGACACAAATTTTGGAATCTTTGATGGTTCGCGCACGCGAGTTGAAGAGCCTTGATCTCGGAAGCATAGAAATGTATCTCGAGATGGAGAAGAAATTTCCGGCTTTTTGCCATTGGTTGAAACATGAGCAATCAAACAAAACCGCTTCGGCGTTGTTGTTTGATTTCCTCAAGAACTCTAACCAAAGCAAATGCCGAGATGTTGTGACTCTGTCCCCTGTCAAACACGCCTATACTCCGATCAACAAGGAATATCGACCACTCACCGAGGTCCCTGTGTCCTCACAGCGAAACATCACGCCTCCCGACAGACTCCCTCTCGTGGATGGATCAGTCTGCCCAACGAAATCTCGAGCCTCAACGCAGAGCGCGTTAGACTGGAGAATCGTGGCAGTCAAAAACGACAAGACGCCTCCTGGTGAATACAAGGAGTTGGCAGTATCTTTCATGGAACGTTTCATTCCTCAAAAGTACCGCAACACCGTTGTGCCCTACTCGACTGAAATTCTGAATGAGCGCCTGGCTAGGCCCACTCAAAAGATGATCACTCGAAAAGCGCTCGACTGGTGGAATTGCGAGAAAGAGATGAACAAGGCGTTCATGAAACGTGAAGGATACAATGACGAGAGCCCTGCTCGAATCATTAGCACACTCCCTGCGAGCACCAAGACTGAGCTGTCCATGTTCTGCTACGTCTTCGCTGACATTTTCAAGGAATGTCAAAGTTACGCATTTGGATTGTCTCCTGAACAACTCGCGCATGCGATTGGCCGAAAGGCCCGTCACGCAATGTGGGTCATCTGTACTGATTTCAGTAAGTTTGATGGCTCCCTTTCTGCGTTTTTGCGCTGGGTTGAACAGTTGTTCATTCGTATGACGGTCGCCAAACCTTACATCGATCACGTTCTTGCTCTGCATGCCAAGCAGATGCGCTTACGCGGTGTGACTAACGACGGCCTGACTTACGACTGTGGACATCACCGACTCTCTGGATCACCGGAAACTTCGATATTCAACACCATGATCAACATGTTTGTGCAGTTTTGCGCTTACGTGAAAATGGGTCACACCCATGATGTGGCGTTTGAGTCCCTTGGAATCTATGGCGGCGACGACGGATGCAGTTTCGACTTGGACCCCAAAGCACTCCAAAACGTGGCAAAGGATCTTGGCCTAACGATGACCGTTGAAAAACGGTTGCGCGGCGAACACTTTCCACTTCTTGGACGCATTTGGTACAATGCTTGGACTGGTGAGGCGACTTCGACGGCGGATTTCGTGCGTCAACTCGGCAAGCTCCATCTCACGTCAAACAACACAATGAGCATGGCCGACGTCATGATCGGAAAAGCACGTGGCTTGATTCACAGCGACAGTGACACGCTTGTGTTGGGCAAGTGGGCTAAGAAAGTCCTCTACCTAACCAACACGTCGAACTGGACGAATTTGGATCCGGAACACTGCTCCTATTTCGTGCGTGACGGCGGCATGATGGACCAGCCAGACCAAGTCGAACAACGAAAAGCTTGGTCAAAGTGGACGAACTACGACGTTGACATCATCGAGGCGCTCGAACAGGCGATTGAGACCGCCCGCTCTCTCGATGAGCTGTTTGTGAAGGATCCTTTGGCCACTACCAAACCAAAGACAAAGATCCTGAACATTCGCAACGGCGAAATCCAGGTTCCAGAAACGAAACCTGAGGCAAAGTCTGAAGATAAGCCTCAGGGCGCGTCCCCATCCTCCAAGAAAGGACCCGGGAAAAACCAGAGCAAGAAACAACAAGCTCAGGCTAAGACGCAGCCAAGACAGCCGGTAGCAGCCCAGTAATCTGGGGCCTCC